GAATCCCATTCCATCACAACAAGAGCGACGGCCGCAATCACGGCCGCAATGATCAAGCCAAGGGGGGAGAGAATCGCCCCCGCTACCGTTGCAACCACTGACACGACTGTACCGATCACGGCCGCCAGCGTCGAAAATAACGTAGCGATACCGCCGAGCAAAGCCCCCGCGATTCCGAGAGCGACTCCCATCGTTATTAGTCCGGCCCCGATCGCTCCGACGAGAACGATCGTCTTGACGACCGCTACCATAAACGGTTTATTCGCTTTCACCGTCTTGGTAATAAAAGCCGCCACCTTTGACATTTTCTCAGCCCAATCCGAAAGCATCGGAGCGAGAGCCGAACCGACAGCGATCGCGATCCCCTCGATCGCCGATCCGAGCCGTCTCATTGTGCCGCCGATCCCGGAATCCATAATCGCCGACGTCTTCTTAGCTACGCCCCCGGAGTTCCGGATTTTGTCGTTCAAGTCGTCGAAGTTCGCACCGGCTTTCGCTAGCTTCAATGCCGCCGCTTGTCCCCGGCCGAAGAGCTCCTCGAAGATATTCAAGCGAGCCGCCGAGCCGAGATCCTTCGTTTTGATCCCGAGTTCTCTAAGAATATCCGCCAACGGCCGAAGATTCCCGGCAGCGTCGACGGCTTCGACTCCTTGCTCTTTAAGAGCTTTCTGGACCTTGGAGTTGCTCAAGTTCTTATAAGCTCGAGCGACGGAGTTCCCCGCTAGACTTCCTTTGATCATATTATTTGCGAGTATGCCGATCAGCGTCGATACGTCTTCGATCGACTCCCCCGCTTCACTCGCGATCGGAGCGAGCACTTTCATCGACTCGCCGATGTCCTCGAGCCCTTGAGCCGAACTATTCGCCGTCGCCGTTAAGACGTCCGCGACTCGAGCCGTCTGATCGATCGACAGCCCGAAGCCCCGGAGCACTCCGCCTGCAATCTCGGCCGCCCTGGGAAGCTCCGTATCTGTTGCCCTCGAGAGAGCGAGAACCGACGCGATTGCTTCGTCTATCTGCTTTGGCTTGAAGCCGGCTCGGCCGAGCTCCACCATTGCCCCCGCCACTTCTCCGGCCGTGAAGCTCGTCGATCGGCCGAGTTCTTTCGCTTTCTCTTCGAGCATCTTGAACTCTTCGGCCGTCGCTCCCGTGATCCCTTTCACCTTGAGCATTTGATCCGAGAAGCCCGCGAATATTTTCGTCGCCGCGATGAACGGAAGAGCGAACGTCGCCGCCCCCCCGAGAAGCTTCGCCCCGATCCCCGTCGCAAACTTTCCGAAAGCCTGTAGCTTGCGTTGAGCTTTCCGCAAACCGCGAACGAGCTTCGAGTCGTCGGCAAATAATTCGACAAACGCTCGGCCGGCTCGAATCGCTCTCGAACTCATAATTATCAAACTCCGTGAGTGTCAAGGATCTCGTCGAACGTCGCTCCGTCGACGAATACGTCTCGCAAAATCGTAATGCTAACCGGCTTGTCTTCTTTAAGCTTCTTCCGTTTAGCGATGTCAAATAATATATGTGGATGGAAGTTCCTTGCTGTGAACGGCCGCCGCCGCTTCTTCTCGTCGCGTTGACTATTGGCGATCGTTGCCTCAATTGCTGCCGTATGATTCCATTTGGCGAAGTCGGCCGCTTCGTTGATCATGAAGAGCTCTCGGAGAGTGAACGCCCACGGCTCGACGGGAACCTGACCAGCGAGCCAGAATATTAAGCCCCACACATCTATTATTCTTCCGTGATCGTCGATATATCCTCCGAAGAAGATCGGCTCGAACTTGTCTCCCCAATCAGGTTTCTCGCTTCCGTCTCCCAATTCATCTCGTCGATCTTTCTCGTTACCACTTTCGCCTCTTTCTCTACTTGAGTCTTCGTCGCCGTCCATAAGTTCTGAAAGGCTTTCAACAATGCCGGCCGCCGACTCTTCGGGGAAAAATTTATGACACCAACTATCAAGGCTTGAGTCATCGCGATCGACACGTCCTCGTCGTCGAGAGACGTCCCGAATTCTTCCTCGTCGACTGACCGTTCCCTAAGTTGCTTCGACAAGAGCGAGCAAACGACGTCGAACATTAGAGCGACGTCGCCGAGAATATTCCCGATCACGTCGGCCGCCCCTTTCTCGATCGCTTGAGCCAGATCGACACCCGTTGTTTTTTTGCATTGCGAAAGCGTCCACGTATTACATTCAAAAGTCCAAGTCCGCCCCCGCGAGTCGGTAAAACTACTTGTGAAATCGTCCATTTCTTCCCCTATTCCGTTGTGTATTGAAAGCCGGCCGGGATCGCCCGGCCGGCTTGAATAAGCCTCCCCGATTTTAGCTCCCGGCCGTAAGCAAGCCGATCAATTCAAGACGTTTGAACTTAAGCAAGTCTTTCGACGTCGTTCCCTTTTTTGAAGCGACTGCTTTCGCGATCACTCCGTCGGACTTGGTTCCACAAGCCGTCTCTAAATTTTCGCGATTCACAGAGACATAAGTCCCACTAGATTTCTGGCATCCCTCAAGGATAATCTTTTTAGTTTCCGTAACGAGTTTTGGTTCTGGCATCTCTTTCTCCGATCTTTTGTGGTTTGATTGTCCAAGTCGTCGACGGCCGGCAAGACGCCGGCCGCGACGCACACTAGTGTCTTTCTGACCTGTTAGGGCACTGTGAACCAAACGGGCACCGAGTCCGAATTCGGAGTAGGCTTAAGAGTGACCGATTCCGTTACGACTTCTTCTAAGGGTTCATTACGTGAGAACGCCGAGACGGCCGCGATGATCCGGAGCCCCTGGCTCCCGCTCGTTCCGGAGTCGCCGTCGAGAGCGAGAGCGTCGATCGATGTCCCGTTGAAGAAAGCCGTCCGGATTGCGATGAACGCCGCATCGGTATTGTCGTCCACCATCTCGAATTCGATCCCGGCATCCTTGAGACTTTGAATTGTCTCCCGCCAGCCGCCAGACCCTCGAGTCGATGCGTCGGCTTCGCCCGCTTCAAGTGAGAGAGTCACGTCGCGAGCGTTGTCGATTTCCGTCCAAACCGGAACCGCAAAAGTCCCGGTATTGTAGTAAAGAGCACATGAGAGACCAACTTTTTTAGCCATGATCTAGAACCTTTCAAAAATGTAAACTTCCGCCGACTCTCTCCCGAGTCATTCGCCCAAGTCGAGCGAGTAGCGAGTATTCTCATCGCTTGGAATTACTACCGGAGCCGCCGGCTCCCGTAGTGCTTTGATGATCATCGGAATACCTGGAACCGCCGCCCCGCTTGCAACGAGCCCGGCTCCGATCGCTATCCGGCCGAGCCGGCCGAGCCCGTTCCGCTTCTTCTTCGTCTTGTGATCCGTCTCCGTCTCGCCGTGATAATGGTTCTCAGTATTGCAGTCAATTTGAAGAGTTGATCCCACGGCTTCGTCCCCTTCCTGGCCCTCTTTCAAGCTCGGAACCGCCTCCCGGTTCACGGCTCGCCGTAAGTCTTCGTTGTGTTTTGATTGTGCCGCCATGCTATCTACCGTTGCCATCGTTTGAGCGAGCTCGATCGCCTCAAGCCCTTTTCGATAGTTCGTCCCCTCCGCTTGATCTTCGAAGACTTTCAGCAATTCCCGATCCGTCAATTTTCCGCCCTTGAGATCCCCCGATTCTATCGTCGTTTTTTGCATTTCCTCCCCTCTCAAACCGAGTCAACATCTCGTCGAGAAACGCTCGACGAGATGCGTTGATTCTCTCAACGAATGCTGGAATCGGCTCCGCCATTATTTCCCACTTGGGGCGTTGCCCGGTTGTCCGGCCGCCGATCGTTGTTGCAATATTGCATCCGCGAGAGCGTTTTTCTCGAGCCGGCCGGCCGCGAGAGCTCCGACAAGTCTCGAAGACTCGAGGAACTGGCTCTGGCTTTGTTCTTGGATGAACGTCGCCGCAGCATTTCCACGGATCGCCGTTTGTCGGATGAGCTCCGATCGCTCCGCGAACCCTTCGTCTAGCACTTTCTTAACTGTTGGATCTACTTCCGACATGATCTCCCCTTGTTTTATTTGCCCCGTAAAAGTTCCTCGTCGAACTTGAGAACGATCGGCTTGAATATAAGCCGTCCTTCGTCGTCTCGCTCAAGGTTATACCGTTTCTCCCTGATCAGTTTTCCCGTCGACGTCTCGATTCGCACCGGGATCTCAATTGATTCGAGCACCGTGAGCCGGCCGCCGAGCTCCGTCGCGATCGCCCGCAATTCCGACAAGTCGATCGACTCCGGCCGATCCTCGAGAGACTTGAGACGGATCCCGAGCTCCCGGATCGATTCAGCGAGAGCCGCTATCCCGCTTGAAGAAGATGATCCGATCGGGGGAGCCGGGATCGACGTCGAGGCTTCACATTTATCAACCGCTTTGATGATCTTGCTCGCTGTTTGATAGCTAAAGAGCCTATCTCGCTCTCTCCCGTCGCGAACAACAACAAACGTCGGATACCATCGGACGCCGGCCGAACGTGCTCTCGCGTGATCCTCGACGATCTCGACGTCGATTCCGGCCGCTTTGATCCGTCCGAGTTCTCGATGTTTCCAATAACAGCACGGGGGACAAGTCGGGGAAGAATAAACGACAAGCCGGCATTGTTGTTTATGTGCAATCTTCCCGGCCGGCTTTGAAGCAAACCAAGCCCGCTCGAGTTCGGCCGCCGATTCAATCCCGTAATGTTTCGAGAGAGCCGCCAGCGTCGAAGCTCCGTTAGTGTCGACTTTAACATCTCCGACGAACTTGATGAACTTTGCCCGGCCGCCGTTCGCTATCAGATACTCGACGATCGCGTGTCCTTCCCCGTACAAGTTCGCGAGCTTTGTTCCCCCTCGAGGATACTTCCCCGAGTTCTTGAAGAGCTCCGAGAAGTGAGTGAACCGATCGGCTTTAATATTCATCTGGAGCCCGATCCGTATTCTTTTGGTTTCTTCTTCCGTCTCAATAAAAGTCGCCGCCCCTTCGTCGATCCACCGGGGGAGCTCCCGCCGGAAGTGAGTCGCGAAGACTGCATGATTCACTTCATGCCGAATCGCCGTCGAGCCGCACTCCATCCGCCAACCGCTAACATGCCGCCGGCCGTCTTCGTCCGTAGAAAATCGGAACCATGTACGGCCGCTCTGGCTCTTTGTTATTTTAATTGGGCACGGCTCGAACCACTTCGGCATTTCCGCCCCGAACCAATAAACCGCGAGCTCTTCCCGTGCCGTCTCCGCTTGCTTCACCGCCGCCGCCGGCCCCGTGAAGTTCTCCGCTCCGTCAGAGCTCGTCGCGAATAACAAAATTGTAACAATTGTTGTTTTCATAGTTCCCCCTTAAGTCGCCCCCGAGAGTTCTCGTCGAATCGAATCGATTGAAGATCCGACAGCGTCGCCGATCTCGAGTTTTTCCGCGATCTTCTCAATTACGTCGCAAGCGTGAATCCCTGATCGATGAAGTCGTACCGTCGCGAAGCTCGAGTTTTCGTCTTCGTGCCGATCAGCGAGTCGAGAGAGAGTTGATTCCGTTTGCTCGGCCGACGTCGCTAGTCGATCGTTTGTCGTCGTCAATTTCTGTTGAAGCGTCGCAGTCGCTTCTAAATATTTGATGTGCCGTTGTCCGACGATCGTCAAGATTCCATCTTTCGCGTTGAAAAGCCGCCGGAGTATATAGACGCTCCCAGTCATAAAAGCCGCGATGATCACGGCCGAGACTCCGAATTGCTCGAGAGCTTTGAGCATTGCATCCATTCAACCGCCCGCCTTTCTCCAAGTGTCCGCGATCTTTGTTTTCTCTTTCCGAAACGCCGGCCCCATATATGGACGAGCCCGGATCGTCTTTTGAACTTTCTTTCCCGTGAATCGGATCACGTCTTTTTTTAATTTTCCCCGCCGTCTCGGCTTAGCAATTTCTCTCATTGTCACCGAGCCGCCCTCTTCGAGTGATCTGAGAATATTGGATCCGCCGTATTGAGTCGGAACAATTGTCGGCCCGATCACAACAGAATGCCGGCCGCGATCGACAGCGAACCGGATCGCTTTCTTAAAGAACTTCACATGAGTCCGGGGGGGCTCGCCCGGCCGGCTTTGCTTGTTTTTTTTGCCGCCCGACTTGATAGACCGTCGAGCCGTCGTCATCGCGAAAGCTCCGAACTTACCGAGGAACCTCAATCGAATTCGATCCGTCTTGCTTGTGACGGCTTTAGGATTGAATTTGACGAGCTTGATCTTAAAGCCTATAGCTCCGCTCATTGGAACCCCCGATACTCAATACGAATCACCGAGAGAGCGACTCCCATCCGAAAGAGTTCGGGAACAAATAGAACGACCTCGATCTCGCCGGAAAGCGTTAACTCTTCGCCGTCTACAGGCGTAGTGATTTTTTTGTTATCGACGTCCAATAGGACGTCTTTAACTTCTTCGACCGTGAGAAGATGAATCTCGACGTCTGTCGTCTCGTTCGCGATCGTTCGGCCGATCCCGACTTCGATCCCGTTATCTTCCGAGAAGCTCGATCGATCGACTCTTGCAACCGATAATGTCGCCGGATATACCAGCCCCTTCGGAGCCGTGAGCTCGGCCGGCTCGAACTCGGGGACGAACGTCCGAGCGTAAGCGATCGGCTCGGAGAGTCCAGCCCCGTTGAGCAAAGCCGCGACGGCGTCGGCCGCATCGATCGTTGTTTGTATTGCCATTTATGCCCCCGCCGTGGTCGTCGTTTCTTTAGAGATTTCTGTTGTATGAATTCGTAAGACTTGCCCGCTCTTGTCCCACCAGCGAGAAACCTCGCCGCCGAGCTCGATTGTGCGATATGTGCGATCGTAGTCCGCCACTTGTTCAATAAACTCGTCGAGTCGTTCGGGATCCAAGCCAGCCCCGACAATTCCCTCAAAGTCCGTTCTCGATACAAGATAATCTCGAACCTTGAGTCTGACCGTTTGGCCCGTCTCGTCGACTTGCTCAACGATCGTATCGCCCGGCACTGCCGTGAACGTGCCCGTCTTCGACGAGCTCGCTCGAGTGAACGTAATTGAGACGCCCGCTACCGCCTTTAACGAGAGCCAGCCCGCCGACTCTCCGCGACTTTGGATCGTCATCCGTTCCCCTCTTTCAGAGCTCCTAACCCCCCGGCCGGGGATGAGTCCGACCGGGGGGGGGACATACGCCAGTCATTACACCAAAACAGCTTCAGTAGCCGTGAGACTATCCGTAGTAATTATTTGAACGCCGAAGCTCTCCGTCGGGAAATCGGCAGGACTTCCAGTTGGATTTGTCGCCGTTCTGCTCTGTCGTAATTGCTTGAGCGAAGTCCGAGTCATCGCGAGAATGTTCGGCCCTCTATTTGCCGGAAATAGCGATAGAACTTCGGCGATCTTGTCGTCGTCTAAAGTCGCCGTAGCGTCAATGTTGCCAAGCCTGCCAACCGATCGAGCTCCGCCGATTTGCATCCCTTGCCACATAAATACCGGCACGGCATACACCGGCATCCGGCCGCCCGTTACGTCGATAAATTGAGAGATAATATCGCCGATCCGGATCTCTCCGTCCATTCCGGATATTGCTACCATATCCCGAAGATCGTTCCCGGTTCGGATCGCCCAAACGCTCGTCTGAGCCGCCGCCGCGACTCCGCCGCCGTCATGCACCATTTCATCCGCGAGCCCGTTTAAGCCGGCATTGTCTCCAAGTCCGGAGAATCCCGCAGCGTCGAAGCCGGTTCCACCAAACATCGTTTGCTCGAGATGTGAAAAGCCCGACTTGAGATGTCGCACGGCTTCCCGTGCTACGTAAGCTTCGGCCCCGAATCGATACTGATCCGCTAGAGCCTGATCGATCGCGAGAGAACAATCCAACAGCTTTAGCGTTACCGTTACTTCAACGTCAGTCGACTTGGTATTCTCTCGGCCGGCATTCACCGAACGGAATCCAACCGTAGGAGCTCCCGTCTG